TACAGTTTGACCTGTAGTACCTAAAATTACATTTGTACCCGGACCACCAACTGTTACTGTTGAACCACTTTGTTTATCTAATGTATCTACGTTTATTTTACTCATAATTTATCCTATTGAAATCTATATCTTATCATTACCACACCTGATCCACCACCACCACCTGTTCCATCAGGAGTGCCTCCTGATGATCCACCTGATCCACCACCTCCACCACCACCTGTGTTAGTATCACCACTTGTAGGAGCTGTAGTAGCAAGTGATTGTCCATCGCCACCACCACCTGCTCCACCTGTAGGTGTACTTGGTGCTCCATAAACAGTAGCCCCAGCGCCTCCACCACCTGAAAAATATCTTGTACTAGAAACTGGTCCTGGCGTTCCATAACTTGGTGCTTGTGGGCCAATAAATGCGTCTGAAATATATGAACCAACTCCACCGGGTCCTGCATTACTTGGAGTTCCAGCAGTACCTGTTCCACCTGCACCTCCCCCACCACCACCAGCAGCAGCTCCTGGACCATATGTACCACCATTACCTCCATTGGTTCCTTGTGGTGGACTTACAGGAGGTGTATTTCCTGTTCCACCTCCGGGAGTACCTGGATTAGGAGAATATGTTCCTCCTCCACCTGAGCCACCATTAAGTAAAGGGTTAGCACCAGCAGCTGTTGATCCTCTTCCACCACCAGCTGATGTTATTGTTGCAAAAGTTGAGAGTACTCCAGTTGTTCCATAACCAGAAGAAGGACCAGGATATACAGGAGCAGTTCCACCTGCACCTACCGAAATTGTATAATTTTGTATTGAAATTGGTATTCCTGTTCCACTTGCTAATGGAGACATACTTGGGGCTGGTAGTGCTAATGAATTTGAAAGTCTAAAACCTCCAGCTCCTCCACCTCCACCGTGAGTAGCTCCACCACTTCCACCACCACCTGATACTAAATAATCTGCATTATTATCCGGAGCATTTTGTGAAAGAGCAGAAACTGCAAAAGGTCCATCACCTGTAAATATATGAGTTCTAAAATTTCCACAATCTACTATTGTTCCTCCAGTAGCAACTATGTATGCTGCTCCTGTAACATTAGCTGTTGAATCTTGAATATCTTGCCAACCCTTAGTTGCATCTACATAAATTAAAGTTATTGATTGACCTTGTGAATTTAAAGTTGCAGTAGCACAAACTCCATTAATTTTTGAACTATTATTACAAATAGTAACTTTATTTGTTTGCCAAGTACTTGCATAATCTTTAAATGCTACAACATCTCCAGCGCTTGGCGATGAAGGAAGTGTAACTGTAATAACCCCACCTGTTGTATTTAAAAAATATCCTACTTTATCTGCTGCTGTAAGAGGAGAAGTCTTTGCTGTTGTACACCATAATACTGATGAAGATGGAGTACCAAAACCTGTTTGCGATGCTCCTGATGCTAATGCAACAGTAGCTCCACTAGAACCAACTGTAATAGTTGATCCACATTTTTTGATGATATTAGAATCATCTGAAACTTTTTGTAGGTTGTCTGCTTTAATAATACTTGCCATAATTTAATCCTATTGTCTTTTATATCTTATTATTACCACTCCTGATCCACCTATACCTGCTACCATACCTGGTGCAGCAGGTCCTCCTCCTCTTGATGCAGCTGCTCCACCGCCACCACCAGTATTATCTGTTCCATTACTTGCAACTCCTGCTGCTGGTACTCCACCAGCTCCAGCTCCACCTCCACCATTTCCACCTGCTCCACCAGCTGCACAATAACCACCGCCACCGCCACCGCCAGCTACAAAACCTGAAACTCCTACACCTGGTCCATAACTTGGAGAAATATCTATTCCAACTCCACCTGGTGAAATCGTAGTACCTGTATTAGATGCCCCAACAGCTCCAGCTCCACCACCAGCACCACCATTACATCCTGGATTTGTTTCTGCTCCACCATTATTTCCTTGAGAAGGACTAACTGGAGGAGTATTTCCTGTTCCGCCTGTACCATTATTATAACCACCTCCACCACCTGATCCACCTGGTCCGCCATTTGTTCCTCCAGGAACTCCTTGACTTCCACCTCCACCTCCACCTGTTGAAGAATTAGAAATAAAAGTTGAAGTGACACCTTGTCCTCCTGCTGAACCACCAGCGCCTGCTCCACATCCTTTAGTTCCACCTCCACCTACTGTTACTGGATAACCTTGTACTGAAACTGTTGTTCCTGTGAATGATCTATAACCACCTGCTCCACCTCCACCTGATCCACCTGAAGTACCAACTCCACCACCACCTCCACCAGCAACAACAGCATAATCAATTGCGTTGTTTGGTGAGTTTGTTGCTAAAGCATTTACTGTAAATGTTCCTGAACCTGTAAAAGTTCTAATTTCATAATCTCCTGATTGAGATGGTGTTCCACCTGATGCACATAAAAAATTTTCTGATCCTGATGGACTTTCTGTAACTGATTGTGAAGTCGCTAACCATCCTTGTGTTGAGTCAACAAAAACTAAAAGAACTGAACCTCCTTCTGCTGTTAAAGTAGGATCAAGTGTATTACCACCACCAATTTTATCTGAACCATCTGGATTTAATGTAACTGCATTTGTTTGCCAATTTCCTGAATAATCTTTTAAACCTACAATAGCACCTGCAACACCTGCTGGTAAATTAACTGTTGATACTCCACCACTTGTATTTACAAAATAACCTTCTCCACTTACTGCAGTAAATGTTCCTGTTTTAATTGATCCTGTCTGCCAGTCAACGGTTCCTGTTCTACCAAAACCTGTCTGTGTAGCACCACAAGCTAAAGTTACAGTTGTGCCTGCGCCACCTAATGTAAGTGTACTACCTGTTCTTTTATCTACTGTATTTACTTTGACTGTGCTCATTAAACCACCGCCAATGTTCCGGTCACTGTAATTGTATTAGGGAATGACACTGGTCCTGCAAGAACTGCAGATTCAATTATAATATCTTTGTTATTAATAGTTTCAGCATGAGTATAAATCTGTTCTGAACCAGGTTTGTTACCTACGTATATTTCATTGTAGAAATCACTCATTTATAAAATCCTAACTTCCGCTAATTTGTTGAACAACACTTGTAAGCATATCTGCTCCATCTGCTGTACTAACAAGAGCATGCATTTCATCGGTATTAATCATTACAAACTTAGCACCACCTTGAACAAGTTCTACTGAACTATTTGGTGGTATACTTAAATCTTTTGCAATGTAAATGTAATTGGATGCACTACCAGAATCTAAAGGATCTATATATACACTAGCTGTAATAGCTGTTGCAATAATATTAGCAATCCTAATTCCTATAACTGCATCTGAATTTGCAGCTTTAAATACTACTGCGTCTGAATTAGTTAATTTATTAACTTTTCTTGTAAAATCTTGTGCCATAATTTTTATTCCTTTGTTTTTATACTATAAAGCAATTGCCATCGCAACTGCAAAACCATTACTTGCTGCTCCAACAGGACTTCCATTAGCATCTAAATAAACTGCTTTACTTGCTGGCAATGTACAAAATACATCTTTTGTTCCACCAGTAAAATTAACCAATGCATCACTATTTGAAGACGTAATAACTTCTGTTCTAGTTATTACAGTTCCACCTGCGTTAAGTGTTCCTAAGCCTACTTCCCACTCAGAAGGATCTGCTCCAACATTTACGATAGCATAATAAGTAGTATTACTACCACCAATACCATCAGCAAAAGTATCAAAACCAACTAGTGTTCCAGCCACAGTAAAAGCACCAGTACCTGTTGTAGTACTATTTTGTTTTACTCTGTCGTTTATTACTAACGCCATTTATTTTAATCTCCTTAAGAAGTTATACTTAATAATGCATCCGCCCCACCATTACTAGTTGGTGATGGAAATGTAACTGTAAAAGTTCCATTTGAACATGATTTAGTTCCATTAAAATCTAATATAACTACTAATTTATTACCTGATGAAGTATTATATAAAGCTGCGTGTGATGAACTAAATGTTGACGTTCCTGCTACAGTATCACCCCAAACAACATCTGTAAAATCAACTGTTGCAATATTAGTTGTATTTGAAACTGCTTGACCTGCTAATGCATTTCCACCTGTAATATATCTAGTTGATCCTGCTGAACTTACTTCACTATTTGTATCATAAACTGTACTGTTTAATGTATAATTTCCAATAGCTGTATATAAAGCTAATTTAAAATTGTTAGTTGCAAAATCATGACTTGCTTTTAAAAGTTCTACAGGAAATGCGTACGGTACTATATTTGCCATTTTATTTTTTTCTCCTTATTATTTATTACTAGATGGTGGTTTTGAATTTAAGGGAGTACGAATTTCTCCATCTTGATATTCGTCTCTGCGTCTTTGACCAATTTGCTCGATCGCGTACGATTCTAAAGATTTGTCATATTGACTTTGATAATATTGTATCATATCTACAGGACCTTTCAAGTACCCATATGCATTAACTAATGTACCATATAAAAGTAAATCTTGATACTTATTTGATAAATAAGTTCCGTTAGTACTAACGGTTGGATTAGTTAAACTTACAGGTTCTTTATTATAAGCTAGTGTAATAGAATAAGTTTTATCAGGAGTAGGTGCTACAACCCAGTAAGTTTCATCCCAATTTGCATAATATTTAGGTATATCTACAGCTGCAGTAGATGGGGTAGAATAATATTCTGCCATAAAACTAGTATCTCTTTGTTCTAAATAATATTGATTTCCATTAGAATTTGTTAATTGAACGTAGTTAATAGATCTTAAATCATCTGGAATAGTTACATATCTATTAGTAGCAACAAGAGAAGATGTTGCATAAAAAGAATTTTGATCTGTAGGAACTGCTCTTAAAATAGTATTTTCAGCATTTTTAATAAATCCATTTATAATAGTATCTGAAAAAACAGGATCTTGTACTTCTGTATAATTTCTAATATCTGATTGTAAATTTGCTAAAGTGTATGCCATATTATAAAGCCTCCAATGTTACTGGACCTGCGGAACATACTTGTCGTCCTCCAGAAATTCCTCCTGTTGTAGCATTATCTACGCTTGTAAAAAAGAAATAACTTTCTGGTGTTGTTAAAATTTCTATAGGTGTAGAATTAGGAGAAGTAGTAACTGTTCCATCCGCATTCTTTTTACCAATTGTAATTGTAAATCCATTTACATTATCAATATCTGTTACATTATCAAACGAAGGAATAGGTGCAAAATATTGTAAATTAGGTG